TCAACAAATATTTCACGATTGAATAACATATTATCTTTTTTAAATTCAATTGATAAATCATTAATTAATAAATCTTTATCAATATATGTGATGTCTCTGCGATTAATAATTGTGCTATCTTTAATACATTGTGCGATTAATCTATAATACTTTCTACTTAACATTTTGACCCCCTTTATTATTTAAGTTAATATCATATTTATTTATTATTTCATAACAATTATCGAAATCATTTACATCAAATCCACCGCCATAATAACTACATATTTCAAACGTTAAACGTTGAATATCTGATAAACTTTGTTCTCTTCTTTCTTGCTTTCCGCCATCATATTCTTGGAAATATTCTTGCCCTTTTAATAATGGTTCGGGTTGCTTGTCTTCTCTGTTGTTTACTCGTTCATCTAGTTTATCAAACCTATCAGCAATCCCAGCAAAATCAACTTTTTTTATTGTTTTAATATCTCCTTCAATATCTACAATATTATCACCTAATTCACCGAGTTTATTTTCGTTGTCTTCTGCTTTACGTTCTGCATTTTCTGCTCGTTCTTGGATATCATCTAAATCATAATATTCCAGATTTTCAACTCGGTTTTCTACGTCTTCAACATCTGTTTTAGATTCTAAATTATCAAGCCTATTATCTAAACTATTATTTAACTCGGTGAATGTCTGCGTTATATCAGCCAAAAACCATTTTTTAAACGATGATACCGGACTTGTTAATTTGATATAATACCATTTTATTCTATTACTTACTTTAATTAATGTTTGCATTTTATGCTCCTTTAATATTTATTTTTGATTGTATTTTAACTATGTAATACTTGTCGGTCTGTTTTAATGTTACGTCAAACAATGACTTATCATAGTTTCTTATAATTTCATTAACTCGTTTTATTGTTTGATTCTGATACATTCCAACTGGAAACAATAACGTTTTATCTGTTATATCTATGTAATTTTGGAACATTTTCTGTTCTCCTTCTGTTTATTTATACACAATATTAATCATATATTTTTAATAATAAAAGATATTTTTTATATTTTTTACTTGTTTTTGTTCTCAGGTATTTTTTATATTTCACCAGTTGCCGATGGCGACCAAATTAAAAAAATAAAAAAGGAAGAATAAAATGAAAGAACAAATTCATTATGAAAAAGAAATAACTTTCCAACCTTGCAATTTATTTGCTGACAGAAAAACCCTAAAAGAAGCACTTGATAATTTACAAGATGCTACCGAAATGATTCAAAATAAAAGCGAAAAATTCTACGTCTTAGTAGCTATCAACGTTTTACATAATACCCTAGCCAATTCACATTATGTATATGAAAGAAAAGAACAAGATAAATTAAACAACCTACCAAAAAGAATTAAAAAAGGAGAATAAAATGGATAAAAAGCAATGGGAATTACATTTTGAAAGTAAAAGAAAAGAAAAAGAAAAATTAATAGAAGAAAGATATAGTTTAGAAAGAGAAAACAAAAAACTAAAAGAAACAATTGAAGAATATAGAAAAGAAAAGAATAAGTATTATATGGACGATTTAATTGCTTCAGCTTGTGAAGAATTAGAAGATATAATAAAACACGAAGAACTAGATATTAATTGTGATGATATGCAAGATACAATTCACGAACTAGCCGATAGCAACACACCAATTTATTATTATGATATTGCACAATATTGTGCTATGAACACCCACCTATTAACCAATAAACCAGAGATTGATATGGGCAATGGTTCCGAGCCATACAAACACGTTCAAACCAATATTTACGTAGATTTAATCGAAGGATTATACGAACATTTAAGCAAATTACAAGAGGAGGCATAAGATGGAATATTTAGTTTGGGTAGGTGGAAATATAGTTTATGAAGACAGCAATAAGATAGAAGCTGAATTAATTAGAGATAAGTATATTTCTTTGGGTTATGATGACGTTATAATTGAAAATATAAAGGAGGCATAAGATGAGAAGAATGAATTTTATGATACTATGTTCACACGCTGGAATTAATCCAGATATAGCACTAGAAAACGAAGAAATAGTAGAAGCCTTAAAGAAAAGGCAAGACGAAAAAGTAATCAAATTATTAAGAACAAAATTCTAAAAAGAAAAGGAGAAAGAAATGAAAAAATGCAGTCAATGTCACCAAGAAATAGAAGGAAACGAATATTGGGCAAATTATTATGCTTGTCAATATAGTGAAGAAAATATATTATGTGGAGAAGGAGAATGCTGGGCAGATTGGATGCAAGAAAATACATTTTCACACGAAATTGAGGAGGAGGAATAAATGAACAATAATCAAATAGTCAAAAGGTTAGGAGAATTAGAATATGGACTAACTGATGGAGTTTCAGAATATATTGAAATGTTAGAGGAATATATCGAGTTATACGAAGAACTAAAAGCAAAGGAGATATAAAAATGACAAGTAAATGCATACAAAGAATAGTAAGGTGGGCAATTGATACAGATTTGAAAACATTTGCAGAAGATGCATATGGATTTCCAAGTAAAGGAACAAGCTGGGATAATGCATATTGTAGAGAAAAATTCAGATTGATGCAAAGTGATTTTATTAGGTGGATTGCACAATTAGATAATGGAAACAGAAAAAGATTAATAAAAGCAATAAATAGCAAGGAGATATAAAAATGAATAATAATCAAATAGTCAAAAGTTTAGGAGAAATTGAAAAATTAAGTAATAGAAAGTTAGTAGATACAATAAATGATAGATATGAAAATAATTTAAATGATGATGATTATATTGCTGAATTAGTTAGAAGAAGAAAAGCAACTAATAAACAGATTGCTATTGTTGACGGAGAACAATTTAAATTAATTAATAAGGAGATATAAAAATGGGAATGGATATACATGGATTAAATCCAAAAGAAAATAAGACATTTGATGATTTTCCAACATTACTAAAGCTGAGTATAATAGACCCTAATGAAAGAATAGAAATACTAGCTAAAGACAATGAGCTGAATGATAAATATTGGAAAGAAAAGGATGAGTTTGATAGAGCAAATCCAGGCAATTATTTTAGGAATAGTGCTTGGAATTGGCGACCTTTGTGGGATTTCTGTTATAACTTTACTGATGGTATAATTTCAGAAGATTTGCACCAAAAAGGACATTATAACGATGGCTATGGATTAAATGCTGAAGATGCTGAAAAGCTAGGTAAAAAGCTGATGGAACTGATTGGGACTGGAGTAGCAATTGAACACGAAATTGCATACAAAAAGACAATGGAACAAAGAAAGAAAATAGATAAGAATGATGCGACAACCTTTTATCCATTTGATACAATAAATGTTGAGAATTTTGCACTTTTCTGCATTGAATCGGGAGGGTTTGAGATATGGTAACAATTACACCAGAAATGAGCATAAATATAACATTAACACTTTTATTGTTTTGTTTTGGAATGTGTGTTTTTTATATATTTTGGGAAACAAGGGGGAAGAAATGAGTATAGCTAGATGTGATGAATGCGAGACACATTTTGATACGGATTATGAGGAGAGTTTTTGCGACCTATATGATACCTGGTTATGTGTCTATTGTTATGAAAAACTATTTGAACAAAAGGAGAAAAAATGAAAGAAATAACAAATAAAGAAATTGCAGAAGATTTAGAAAATGTTTTATTTGATTTGACTAATGGAGAAATCTATGAAGCAATGAAATATTTAGGGGATATAATCACAACCTTAAAAAAGGAGAAAAAATGAACAAGGGAGAATGGAAGATAACTAAATTTTGGTCTGATATTGCAGATAAAAATGATGATTATAATTCTATGATAAAAGGCTGGAAATATGAGGTTGCTTATTGGATTGATGATTATGTTTGTGATGAAGAATATTTTGATGATAAAGAAGAAGCAGAATTATATTTTGAAGAAAAGGAAGAAAAATGAACAAGAATATGCATAGACAATGGGGAGAAAAGGATATGCTGTTTTTCTGCCCTAAGAATAGAGTAGTATGGAGTTGTGATAGGCATGGAAGGGTGCATAAATACGAGGATATGCCTACATATAAACTAGAGAGAAAGGAGATACCTAATGGATAGAAAAGATGAGTTAATGATGAAAAGTAAAGATGAGTTAATACATAAATATCAATCAGCTAGGGATACATTGTATAACATACTGATGGATTACTGGATATATATTCCAGATGATTGTAAATACGATATAGATAAACAACTAAAGGAACTAGACCTATGAAACAAATAAAAAATAAACCAATAGATGCTGGATATTCAATGTTGGATGAAATTGAAAAACAACTGAAGGACATTAAAAATTATTCTGAGTGGATTAATGAATGTGTAGAGGTAGTTGAGGATTATTTAAGAGAAATGGAGAAGAAGACAAATGAGTGAAATGAATATAATAAACAAAAGAATAGAAATATCAGATGAAATGATTGAGGATTTGATATGCAGTGCATTTGAAGGAGGCTCAACATATTGGGCAGATAATGTTAGCTGTGAAGATAACGAAGATATGAAGAAAGTGGGAGGCTGGAAGCACGAATATTTAACTAGGACAAAAAAGAAAGATGCTGTGCTATTCATACACGATATGTTTGATGAGAAAAAATATCCAATAACAAAGAAATCAATCATTGATGCATTGCAGAAGATGGATGACCCGAAGAATAGTTGTACCAAAGCACTTGGAAGGATACTAGATATGACATATGATGCTGGAGATGCTGATTTAGTGCTACAAATGGCCTGTTTTGGGGAGGTGGTATACGGATGAAGATAATAATAACAACGATAGGTTTGTTGTTTGTACAAGCAACAGATGATACAAATACATTTAACAAAGAAATGACATACGTCAAGATGGAGGAGGTTATTGCTGTAAAGTCAAAAAACTATGAGAAAGGAGGAGTTTTTGAGTTTTATATGCATAACAACGTTAGTGATAGCACTGGCTGGAAACCGATAGTTGTTGAATGCTACACAAATAGAGAGTATAAAGTGGTATTTAACAAGATACAGAAAGTACTAGAAAAAGCGAGGAGATAACGATGAGGGAGTGGAGAATTGTTAGGGTGACCGCAATCGAGGTGTTATTCTGGAGTCCTTTCACCTTTTTTGACACTCCCTTAAAATTTAATAAAAAGGAGATTTAATGATAGATACAATGATATATAGTTTTATTATAATATTATTTTTATACGAAGTAGCAGTAAACACATTCAAGTAAACAAGGAGAAAAACAATGGATAGAGGAATATACGGAATCTTAGGGGCAATGATAATATGGTTATGCCTAATAACGTCAAATATGACATCAAAACCAGCAGATATCAAACCAAAAGATAAGAAGATAGAACAAAGAAAAAATAAGCCGAAAATTAAAGTAAAACAATATGCATCAAAAGAGTTTGAGAAAAAGTATTTTAAACAAGCATTTGCTCAAATGAGAAAGTTGCATGGTGCTGGACACGTTTTTATGTTTAATGGTAATTTATATACAACAGATTACAAGGAGGAAAAATAGGAATGTTGAAAAGCACAAGAAAATTGGTTAAATTACTTAGGGCATTGCCCAAAGTTAAAATCAATGATGATGAAAAGTTCATGAAAGAATTATTTAGAAAAATAAGGAGAGAAAATGGATAAGTTAGTTAAACTCATGATTGAAGAAGATGATAGAGATAGTATGTCTATTTACTTACGTGAGATAAGTATACTCATGGAGCAAATAGAAATGTTAAAAGAAGAAATCAAGGAATTGAAACATGGCAAGAGGAATTAGAGATATCGAAGAATGTTTTGACTTGCTCAGAAAAGCAAAAGAAATATTTTCTGATTTAAGTGGAGACAGTATGGTAGACAGAAGCAGAATGAGTCGCTGGTGTGCCAGAGTAGATAAATTAATATATGAAATAGAGGAAGAAGAATGATTGAAGCAGTATTAATGTTAATGCTTGTGATTACATCAGCTGGAGTTTTTGTGATGTGCATGATAGAAATCATACTTGCATTAAAAGATAAAATAGACTATGAGAAAAGAATGAGACACAGAAGGGTTAATAAAAAATAAAAAATATATGTTGATAGTAATAATCTATCATTAATATATTAACTATATTACCAAAGGGGGAAATATGAGTAATAAGAAAACAATATGCATAACAAACGTTGACGATAAAGCTTGGAAAAAGTTTAGAGGAAATGCACTCATGAATGGCTGGGGTTCTGGCTCTGAGTGGTTAAGGCATTTGATTAAAAAATACGGAAACGGAGATATTAGTGAAACAAAATAGTCCAGTTGACATAGAGGCTATCTACAACAACTACCTAGACAACAAACAAGAAGAAAACTACATAAATAGATACAAGGATAGAGAACATTTCTATCATGCTAGTGGTGCGGGTTCTTGCTCTAGGAAATTATACTTTGAATCTGTAGTTCAAGCAGAGGCAACCGAAGATATGGATGATGGAACAAAAAGATTGCTTAGACTTGGAAACGTTGTACACGATGATATACAACACTCTCTAGAGATATATAATAGAGATATATATAATAGAGATAAAGAAAAAGAAAATAAAGAAAAAGAAAGTTTTGTTTTTCATACAGAAGGAGAGATAGTCATAGAAGAATTAAACGTTCGAGGCTTTTATGATATCGTAGCTGAAAAGAAAGACAAAGAAGTATATCTGTTTGACATAAAAACTTGTAATGATTGGTCTTGGAAGATGAAGTTTGGTAGAAAACCATCTTTTAATCCTTCCATTCACTATGAATTACAACTAGGGACATATGGATATGCTATTCAAGAAAAGATGGGTAGGTTAGATGGAATGTATTTGTATTACTACAATAAAAACAATTCCAGTATGAGATGTGTGACAGTTCCGTTGACATACGTTTCACGTGCTTATCTATTCTGGACTAACGTAAAAGAAGAACATGAACAAGGATTACCGCCTTTTAGAATTGGAGTATCACCAGTACAAGACTGGCAATGTAAATACTGTCAATTCAGAGGTGTGTGCAATCCTCCAAAATAGGAGTGAATATGAACAAAACAACACAAAGCACATTCATGAAACTCTACAAGCAAGATGTTAGTAAGTATTCTGAGAAAAAAGGACAGTTTACTTATTTATCTTGGGCACATGCATGGAGTCTTTTAAAGAAAACATGCCCAGATGCTAGATACGGAGTAACAAAGGCAGAGGATGGTTCTCCATTCTTTGTAACACAATGTGGTTTTTTTGTTGATGTATGGGTAGAAGTTGATGGTGTATCATTATCACAAATTCATCCCGTACTTGACAATAGAAATCAACCGATAGAAAAACCAAATGCTTTTCATATCAATACAAGCATACAAAGAGCCTTGGCTAAAACAATTGCCTTGCATGGATTAGGATTATATATCTTTGCTGGTGAAGATTTACCAGAGCCAGATGCTTTAACACCAAAAGAGGAAGAAGACCTATACAAGGCAGCAAAACCTCAAGGTGTTAAGTTTGTGAATGATTTGAAAGCAAAAGTTAGGAGCATGGACATCAATGCTTATAACTACGAAGCCTGTATAGAAAAAATAAACAACATGAAAAGTAATACAAATAAGGAGAAAAAATAATGGCAGAAGTAAGTGATGTACTAAACAATGCTACTGGAGGGCAAAGCTTTGCAATTCCAGGTGGCGACAACAAACCAAAGACAAAGTTCATACCATATGTTAAAGGCGAGTATTTATGCCACATAATCGAATCTGAAACTAAAATTGTAAATGTAAAAGGAGGCGAGCACAAGGCTGAATTATTTACATATACAGTTGAGGTTGCACCAGAGAACGTAAAAAACCAATATAGCTATAAAAGCGATGTAGGTGGTATGGTGGACACAGATGGAAAACCATATGTAGGACGTAAATTTAGAGGTAAATTATGGAGGTTTTTAGAGCCAACAGCAAATGATACCTTTAAATCAAATTCTACTGGAAATACTGGTTATATGCGGTTCTGTGAAACAATTGGCATAGAATGCGGTACTGATAAAAAAGAAGTTAATGGCGAAGTTATTGAAGTTAAGCTATTACCAAAGTTATCAGCACAAGATATGCTAGGAAAGGCTATTACAGCTGTGGTTGATAAAGGCAGACCATGGACAGATAGAGATGGCAAGACCAGACAATACTGGGACTGTAAATTCTGTAAACCATGGGAAGGCGGAACAGATAAACAAATAAGTCAAGGAGCGGATGATGCGATACCATTCTAAACGTAAAGTTGGAAAAGGAAAAAGAATGTTCATCAATGTACTATACGGACTTGGAGTAAAAGTCAACAAAATAGTCTCTCTAACGGGAGTGTCGAGAGCAACTGTGTATAGACATATATCGAAATAGCGAAAGCCAGAGCGGAGGGGCAGTCCCACAACACAACAAACTGTCCCTCTCTCCTCCCACTAATTAACAACAAGGAGAAAAAATGGGTAGAGCCATAGAAATGGAAAAACAGATAGATTCATTAAAAATTAAAGTAGAAAGATTGGAAAATATTACAAGAGGTATGGTATCTGATTTAGATACATTGATGTCAAAATCAAGTAGTGTTAAAAACATAGATATACATGAGGAAACAAAGGAGAAGAAAGATGGCAAAAAAGCCAACAATAAGACAAGTAGCAACAGCGGCAAGTCAAGCAATAGAAAGGACGGAGATTCTAAAGGACAGAATAATACAAATGGAGATGGTTCTAAGTAGTTATATAGAAATGAATAAACATGAAAAAAAACTTGGAAAATACATTGACAAACAACTTAAAGAAAATGTTAAAGCACGAGCTGACAAGGGTGTGGTTGACAAGTGATGATAAAAGATTTCTTTGTATTGATGATGCTCTCAATCACGAAGAAAAGTTAGAAAAAAAAAGAGCAATAATAGAAAAAGAGGAAGATGAAATGGATAATATTAAAACAACAATCCTCAAGGTTCTCAACAGTAATAATTGGGGACTTTACTTCAAGGGAGAGCCTATAACTCTGATACCTACAAGCGATGAAAGTATGGTATATAAAGTAAATGAAGTAGAGTTAGAGAAATTAACCGAAGAAGTTCAAGCAATGCTGGAGAATAATTGCCAAGAGGATACAAAGGAAAATCAGACAGGGAATTGGTCATCGAATGGTTAAAAGATGATTTAGCTTATTACAAAAGAAATTTAGGTAATATAAGCGAAAATGATGTTTTAATTACAGAAGACTTAATTGACACCGTTATGGTTAGAATAAGAACATTAATGGAGAAAGAATACGGTTCATTAGATATTTAATTATCTTTTAAATCAATATCTCCTCCCAAATGAGTTTTTTTACTAGGACTCATAAGGGATTTATGTCTAAAATTATAACATTACACACGATAAAAAGTTCATTAAAATAAAAAGGAACAGTATAAAAATCTGTTCAAGAGGAGAAGAAACATGGGAACACCATTACCGTACGACAAACAGACGGAAGATGTTGTTCTTGGCTCGATAATTAAACAGCCTAGTGACTATGAAGATGTTGCTAGATTCTTTACAAAAGAAGGTGTTTTTTATCAACCCAAGGCACAATTGTTATGGAATAAGATAACAAAAATGAGAAAGAAAGGTGAGCATATAGATGTATTAACCGTATGCACATCAATAACACAAGATGAAATAGATGAAGGACTAGACAAGATATATGTTGTGGATTGTCACAATGAAACTTGTGCAAAAGGAACGACATCTTTTTATGCAACACAAATCTATCAGAAATACCTACTCAGACAAATAATAGAACATGCAGACAAGATAAAAGAAAGAGCACTTGGCAACAATGATGATGTATACAAATCTATAAGTCAAGCACATTCTGTATTTGGAGAACTGATGGATATAAGACCATCTGTTAAATCTGATATAAGTGAAATTATTACTGAAACATTAGATACGATAGAGAATAAAGAATCTAAGCTTATAAAAACTGGATATAGCAGTCTTGATAGATTTGCTGGTGGATTGACTAGAGGAGAGATAACCATAGTAGGTGGTAGACCTGGACATGGCAAGACAACTGTTCTTATAAATATGCTGGCAAATGTATTGGAATCTGGACACAAGGCGATGTTTTTTAGTAGAGAGTTGCCTAATTCAGAACTACTTAAAAAGATTATATGTTTAGAATCACAAGAACTATCATATTCTATGGTAAGAAAGAATGTCTTTAATAATAATGATTTACAAGAAGTCAATAGAACGTTAGAGTTTATCAAAAGAAAATATAGTGGCGATAAGTTTTTGATGTTTGATAATATTAGAGATTTTAGTGTGTCTGCAAGTGAGATTAAGAAGTTTAAGCCAGATGTTATATTTGATGATTACATCCAGTTGATTTCATACGAAGGCAAGGAAGACCAGAGAAGATTGCAAATAGAACAGCTTGTTAATGATTATAAATGGTTAGCAAAAGAAACTGGTGCTGTTGTGGTTTTAGCATCACAATTGAATAGAGGTATAGAATATAGAGGCAAAACATTTGAGCCACAACTATCTGATTTAGCAGAGAGTGGAGCGATAGAACAAGTTGCTGAGAATGTATTCTTTACATACTATGATTATAAGGTGCAAGGAGAGAAAGGAAAAGGCAAGAATGTCCTAACAATATCTGCGGGCAAGGTCAGATATGGAGATAGTGGTTCTGTAGATTTAGGATATCAAGGCAATAAATGTAAAATATTTAATTCAATAGAGGAGATGATTGATGGAAAAATCCCATTTTAAGTACATAGGAGTTGACCCAGGTGTTAGCGGTGGTTTAACTGTAATTGATGAAGAAGGAGACATACAAGCTGTAAAATGTCCTAAGAAGGTTGTAGATATGGCGGCAACGTTTGCATCTGCAATAGGAGATACAGCACCAGAAGATGTAAAGTTTTTGATGGAGAGAGTTTGGGCAAGACCTAACAATGCATCAAGTAGAGCATTTACATATGGTGTTAATTATGGACAATGGCTAGGTATAGCTGCATCACATGAAGTAAAAACATACACAGAACTACCAAACAACTGGATGAAATGGTTTGGCTGTCCTAAAGGAATGATATCGAGGGATAGAAAGAACTGGCTTAAAGATAAAGCTAAGGAGTTATATCCTAACCTTAAAAAGATAACACTAGCAACTGCTGATGCGATATTGATTGCACATTATGCAAAGGAAGGATATTTTGATGGGGAATAAAAGACAAGCAAATCAAAGAAAAAGAGAAAAAGTTAAATTAAACACAGAAAAAAGAAAGTTGCAAAAACAAATAGAACATTTGATAAAGATTAACAAAACATCTGAAGCTGGAATGCTTATGCAAAGATACAAATCTAAATATGGAGGTATGGATAAATGAAATGCTGGCATTGCAAAGAAGATATGATATGGGGTAATGATTTTGATTATGAAGATTATGGACTTGATGGAGAAGGTATTGTAAGTAATTTCTCTTGTTCAAACTGTGATGCATATGCAGAAGTTTACCTGCCGATTGAAGATGATAAAACTGATTGATATTTATAACAAATACAAAGATAATGCTTATATAGAGCATGAAGGAGAATGGATGCCATTAGAAGAAGGATATTGTAAGTCACACGACTTAAAGGTAAAAGAGGATATGTTGTTTGGAAGGATAGGTGAGGAGTTTACTCAGCAATTATTTGAAGGCAACACAAAAATAGAGATAAAAACAGAAAGAGATATATGGGAAACAACTGGCAATATTGCTATAGAAATAAGATATAAAAGACAACCATCTGGTTTATCTACAACCAAAGCAAGTGTATGGATACATTTATTGTCCGTAAACAACGTGATTAAGGGCGGATTTATATTTAAAGTTAATGAATTAAGAGCTTTAATAAAAAAGAGGCAAAATCAAGGTAAATTAAAAATGGTTATGGGTGGTGATGATAATATGAGTCAATTGGTTTTATTGCCAATTAAAGAGTTATTTTGATTTTTTATGTTCTTCAATAATTTTATCATACATTGCTCTATTCCAATGACCTTGCCAATGTCCTTTCCAGTTTTCTGGTTTAAAGTATGTTGGTTTAAATTTGCTTAATAACTCGCCTGCTCCTGGATAAATGTTAAAAATTTCTCCTTTGAGTTCTTTTTCTGATTTATTCATTAGCATGTTTTTTAAATTTTTATTATAATTTTCTAAAAATTCTAAATGCTCTTGAACTTCAGGCCCTAGCTTTTTAGCAATAAAAGGCACAAGACCTTGAAATTCTTGATAGTTTTCTGCTTTTGGAGATATGTTTGTTTTAACATAATTGTCCCAATGTAATAAAAATGCATCTACTTTAGCATTATACATCTTTTCTCCTTTAACTAATACAGATGTGTATTCATCTTTTTTGTAATCTTGTCTGAGTGCTTTTTGTTCCATATATTTAAAAAACAATTCTCTTTCAGACATTCCCACAGGTTTATTTTCTTTTATCCATTGATTTAATTCTGCAGGGCTTAATTTTGACTCCATTCTTTTAAGATTTACGTTAAACATTTGTTTTTCAGCTATTTCTAAAATACTGCTTTTTCTAACTCTGTCTAATTGTTTTTCATCTATATATATTCCTCTACCATTTAATATAGGATTTAATGATTTTAATTTACTGACTATTGAAGACATAGCACTTTTTTTTGCTTTAGAAAAATCATCTCCATAAAGACGCATTCTTGTTTCTATAGCAACATTATATGCATCTTTAATAGCATCACAGAAAACAGTCACATCTCCTGGATTTTTTATGTTTCCATTTTTATCAACTCTCATTTTTTCAAAAGCATAATCTACTCCTGCTAATTCTGATTGTTTGATGTGCTCTGGAAAAGACCCCGCAGAAATATCTCCGTAGAATTTTTTAAAATCTTTTTGATATGTTCTTATTTGATTTTTAACATTTATATAAGGCTTTGTGTATGCATCATATAAATCGGTCATACCTCTATATGTAGAAAAAATACCTTTAACAGCATCTTTAGCTGCTTTTTGTGGAGGGACTGTAGCTCTTAATTTTCTTCCAAAATATCCTGATTTGTAAAATGTAACATCTGGTTCTGCTACTTGTTTTAAAGTTCCTTTACCTGCCTCAAACAATAATCCTGCTGCTTCCGTTATTTGCAATGCCCCAGTACTAACATAAAATCCAATATCCATTACATCTACAGCTCCTCTGTTATGACCTGTAAACATAGCTGCTAAATCTGCTATATCTCCCCCAAAATTTGACCTTATAAGCATGCTTGCTATCTTTTTTAATACACCTTCGTCCATTTCAGCAGGGTCATCTGCAGATGAAACTAATTGACTTAATAAATATAAAAGACCTCCATATTTGTAAGTTCTATCAAGAATTTTAAATGTTGCATTTGAATCTCCTGTTCTTCCAGCACCTGATACAACAGTAGTTATAATTGCCCCTCCGATTTTGTCAAAACTTCTTTCTCTTACAGCTGCTTTTAATGCTCTTGCAGTATTATAAAAATCTTGTCTTGCAAATTGTTTGTACATCATAAAAGGTTTTGCTACTCTTTGACTCATCCAATAAGCCCCAAATAATGGGTCTGAAGTTCCATGAGATTTAATATGTGACATTGTGATAAGTTTTTGATGCAACAAATCAATATCAAACTGAAGTTTTAATCTTTCATGCGGCAATAATAAAGAAATATCTTTTACAGCTCCATCTTGTTTTATGTAAGATATATTTTCCAATCCTTTAAATCTTTTATCCATAGCTTCAGAAATGTCTTTTCCAGCAATAGAACCGCTCCATCCTAATTTTGCATCTCCCAATCCAATTGCTTTAAATATTTCAATTTCATTATTATTTAATTCATAAAATTCTTTTAATCTTTTTTCCGCATTTTTAATTTTTCTTTTATGACTATTTAATATAGGTTTTGTGTTTATATCTTTAAATAATATTGGAAGTTCTATTATAGACGTTAATACTGCTGTAGTTCTGACTATTTCTTCTGTGCTGGGAAATCTTGACCTATCGAAAACAAAATCAAGTAATTTATCCATAGGATTTTTCCATTTAGCTATATCTGTATATGAATATCCTAAAGTTACAGCTTCATCTTGTATCTTTGATAAAGACATATCAAGTATTCCCCAATCTTTTGCATCCATTCTTTTTGCCCAAGATAAAGACATTAATGCAGGTATAAATTGTTTGGTAAAACCAAATTGCATAGCATTCTGTCTCCAACCAAACATTAAATTTCTAGTAGAGTTAGTAATCCAAGATAGATTAGCCCTTGTGATATAAGTATTAACTCTTGTCGCTCCTTTCAAAAGACCTCCAAATTGCCTCATATTATTCCCTATAGGCATTAATGTTCTTTGAGATATTTGGTTTATTAACATTTCTCCAAATGCCCCGCCATTTTTTTCAATAGCCAATAAAAGTTTAGGTATGTTGTGTCTTGTTGGTGGCAACCCTTTTAAATTAATTAAGTAAGGGAAATAAGCTAAATTTGCACCTAATTTAGAAGCTGCACCAGTATATCCTGGGCCAATTGCTGCCCATGCATATTCATGAACATCAACCCATTTATTTTCAGAATCTATATAAACTCTTTCACCTAAATACATTTTTCTATCAAAAAGAACTTTTGGATTAATTAAAGCTCCTCCTGTATATGAAACAGAACTAAGCATTGATATTGAAGCTTCCATATCTGCAACTGATTGAAATTCTGAAATTTGTGCATCAGTAGGAGTTTTTGTATTATAAGCTTCTTTTGCTTTTTCTGTTGCAATTATTACCGCTTCTTTTTGTATTCTTTTTTGAACATTTCTTTGATTAATATCAAAATGTTCTCCAAATTCTTTTGTTATAGGTCTTGTAAAATAAAATGCGTTTTCAATCCAATCAACTCCATATTTTTTTGCAAATCTTTTATATTGCTCATTGGTCATGTTAAGCTTCATGCTATTAACAATATGGTTTTTGATATTATTTGTAAATTCATACCATCTTTCTGCAAGTTTAGCTTCAGGAGTATCTTGTCTTAAATACATGCCAATATTTTTATCGCCATATTGTTTCTTTTTATTCTTATCAAATACTTTATAATGTAATTTTTCAATAGCTGAAAATTGTTTTGCAAATTCAACATCGCTAGGATTTTCTTTTATATGTTTTTCTGCCCAAGCAAATCTTTCAACATC